TTCGAGTCCTCTTCTGGGCACCATAAATAAAATATGATTTCTAGATATAGTAGAAAAATTGAAAAACATACACCAATTATTTGGTGGTGTATTCGTGCCTTAGAAATCATAACTTGTATTTCTATCATAGCAAATATTATCCATCACTGGTAGGAGTTGATTGTGTCTCTTGTGTTGGTTGTAGATAAAGGTGGTATGCCCAAAGATTGGGTAAACTTCGAAGTAGCGGCATGCTACTATGCGAAGGAAAAAGTTATTTGGGAAATTGGCAGTCAAATGAAAACCATGTTGGGTGGTTTCAACAACACAGGTGAACAATCTAAGATCTCAATCTCTTCTATCATTGGTGTCAATGGACCGCTGCTTGGTGATAAGTTCTACGAAAAGCAAACTGTATTTGCAGATCGAATGACTTTATATTCTCGCGATCATCACATTTGTGCATACTGCGGCAATGAGTTTAGTTCAAGCCAACTTACAATTGATCACGTGCATCCAAAGTCACGTGGAGGTAGCAACCAGTGGACAAATTGTGTCACTGCTTGCCGTCCCTGTAATCATCGCAAAGGTTGGAAGACGCCAGAAGAAGCAAAGATGCATCTCCTCTATGTTCCATATGCACCAACAGTGCACGAGCGCATCTTGTTGAAGAATCGAAAAGTGCTTGGTTGTCAGATGGAATATCTCAAAGCAAGCATTCCAAAACATTCTAGAGTCTGGAGAAATTGATATGAATACTATTGATCGAATTCAAGAGTTGGGTTTTGATATGCGCGACAATCACATGGATGGATTCTTTCAGTTTGGCGCAAAGCAACAACTATATAAGATTCTCTGGGAAGTTCAAAAGCAATTAGAAAACTCACCAAAATTTTATGGTGAAGAAGAGTGGTTGAAAGAAAATGGCAGGTAAGGGAAGCAAGCCAAGACCAATCAGTATTCCGAGAAAGAAATTCGACGAAAACTGGGATCGCATTTTCGGAAAGAAACCAGAGAAGAAACAACCTGTTGCGGAGTAGTGAAACAGCATCACAGAGGACTCATAATCCTCAATTCCAGGTGCAACTCCTGGCTCCGCTACCAGCCTCTCTGAGCCCTCTCCAAGCCTACCCTCCCCCCTCCCCTCCCCTAAATTAGCCCTCCTCTCGCGCCTCCTCCATTCGTTTTAGGGGGTCTCGTAAGTTGTTGATTCTATTCACTTTTTTAGTCTTGTCGATTGGACTGAATTGCGCGATAATAGTCTTATGGGATGGGAAATTGGTCCCCCCAAGATAGGAAGGAAGAAGATTATGGGTTTTACACTAAAGCAGCGTCGTGAGATGGTTCAGGTCGAGCGCGATGTTATTCGGAATCTGGTCGACGACCAGCGCAAGATTCGCGCTGCGATCAAGCAGTGCCGTCTGAACATCAAGATGCATCGAGAGGTGCTCGCTGATGAACGCAAGTATGCTCGCATCGTGAGGGAAGATAATCGTCGTCTGCGTGCACAAGTGCGTGCTCAGAAACAAGCCGAGAGAATGCATGCTCGAATTGCAAAGGCAGAGGAGCGTCTGGCGTCCTTGCGTCTGAAGGCAAACGCACCGAAGCAGATTCGCAAGAATCAGCGGAAGGCAAGCCCTGTGACCGTTTGGACGGCAGAACAGGTGGCTGCGCTGAACTCGTAAGTTGTTGAAAGACAAGGGGATTTTTCCCCTTGTCTCCTTCTTGTTTTTGTGAGATAATAGTTATATGAAGATTGTTTTCAACAAGTTGTTAGGCGGTTGGTATATTGTTCGTGGTCGGCATCAAACTCCGATCAGTGGACGGTTCGAGTCCAAGCAGGAAGCATTGGCATACCTGCGACGACGAAATCCCCTCCACGTCTTGTAACTCTTGGAAGTTGTCTTTTGGAATTGTCTGTAGTAATATTGTGTTTGTCCGTTGTTAATTTGTTATGAGGTATTGTTATGAGTAATGTTCGTTTCACGAAGCCTTCGAAGAAGGTTGTTCAGGTTTATGAGATGCTGAAGGATGGCAAGCCGTTCTCGTTTGAGAAGATGGTGAGCACTCTGAGTTGTTCGCCGACGACTGCCATGGTATTCATCTGCATTCTCCGTCGCGATTTCGGTGCTGAGATTGAGACCGAGCGTGATGGTCGCAAGGTGACTGCCTATCGTCTGACCAATGCTGACAAGATTGCCAGCAAGATGGTTCTGGCACCGAAGGCATCCAAGACCAAGGTGAAGGCACCGACGGTTGTGAAGTCCACCAAGGTGTCGCGTGTTGCGGTCTCCAAGTCCGCAGCAGTTGAGGACGGTTCGGTTCCGACTCTTGACCGCGATCTTGAGATTGCGGAGATTGATGATCGTGAGTTGGCTGATCTGAAGAGTCAGTTGGGTCTTGCCTAACTGTGTGGGGCAGGGTAAAACCTGCCCCTCTTTCTTATGGATAAACCATCCGCAGAATTCTTTTCAACACTAGGTCAGTATGTCTATCAGTACATTGATCGCGACACTCTCAAGCCCTTTTACACTGGCAAAGGTAATGGGGATCGTTGTTGGGCACACGTTGTTGATAAAGGATTTGATCCTGCTGATTGCTTTATTGTTGCTCGCAATTTAGAAAAGTTCGAAAGCAAACAAGACTGGCAATCATTTCTACTTGAATCGTATCTAATCACATCGCAAAATCCTGAAGACAATTCTGTCGCAGGTCACTATAAGGAGTGTTTTGTAATGGCATCGCTTTCTTCTATGTTTTCTGAGTTTGAGAATGAGCAGTATGATAACTTTGCTGCTCTTCCAGAATGGTATGTGGACAATTATGATTCGTTTCGCAATCGTGTGCGCGAGGTTAAGATCAATGCGACCACTACGTTCGTGTTGAGTAATGCTCGCAATCAGATGTACATGATGTTCTATTGGAATCCTACCAGTATCGAAGAGCCAACCAAGGTCACCTTCGAAATAAATCTGCCTGATGGCGATCGTCTTGAAGCAGTGAAAGGTAATCTAACCAAGTGGCTTGCGAAAAACAATCACAAGAAACCTTTTGCTGACGGTAAGGTTCAGAAGTTGGCAGTGAATGTGGGTTCAATCGAAGAGGTTGTGAATCTCTGGAACGAGTTCTGGAGTTAAGATGCAGCGCGAATGGCTCAATGTAGAGCAGAATGTCTCATACTATTTCTTTCGACACAGCGGAAGAATAGTTGGACAAGCATTTAATTTCGCACACACTCGCATTTGGGGCGCGAAGATTTATGTCAATCCAACAGAAGAACTTCTTCTTGGTCAATACATCTCTTTAGAAACTGCACGAGTTGCAATTGAAGAGTATTGGGATGAGAAAGATCGAACACTAGAGGTGGCGCATGAATATCTTTTACCTGCACACGGATCCTAAAGTCTGCGCAGAATATCATCTTGACAAACATGTCGTCAAGATGATTGTTGAATATGCGCAATTGATGTCAACAGCACATCGGTTGCTCGATGGTGTTCAATACTTCGACAAAAGTAAAACTAGTCGTAAGATTCATCGCTGGAAGTTGAATGACTATCGCGAGGACAAACTGTATCATGCAGTGAGTTGGAATCATCCCTCTGCAATCTGGGTGCGCCAGTCTGATTTGCATTACAACTGGCTCTGGCATCTGTATAAGAATCTTTGCGAAGAGTATCGCTATCGTTACGGTGGCTCAACAGATAAGCAGCACAAGACTTCTCTGCTTCTGTCAGATTTAAGTTTTCTTCCCTACAACATTCCTCGAACGGTAGAGTTCCAAGAGCCGCCGCAAGCGATGCCAGAAGATGTAAAGGTTCCTGGAAACAGTATCCAAGCATACAAAAACTATTACATTCATTACAAGAAGGGATTCGCGAACTGGAAGGTTCGAGGCGTCCCCTCTTGGTATAAATAAATGAATGCAAAAGTTCTCAAACCTTCGCCCACAACTTGGAAATCTTTCCGTCTGGGATATTGACGAAACTCTATTCCAGACGAAGGCGAAGGTGCACGTCATGAAGAATGGCAAGCGCATCAAGTCTCTCTCTAATAAAGAATACAACACCTATAAACTTGGTGCTGGAGAGTCTTACGATTTCCAAGAATTTAAGAATGCAGATATCTTCGCAAAGACTTCAGTTCCAATTCAACGCGCAATTGATAAAGCAGCAAAGACTCTTCGAGCGTATTCTGAACAGCCAAACTCAAAGGTGATTGTGCTTACAGCGCGTTCTGATTTCGACGATCCGCATACCTTTCTAAATACCTTTGAGAGATATGGACTGAACATGAGAAACGTTCATGTTCATCGTGCAGGAAACTTGGGTCTCCCTGCGGCTGAAGCAAAGCGAATCTTCATCAAGCAATATCTGGACACTGGTAAATTTAAAACAGTTTCGTTGTTTGATGATGATCGAAGAAATCTGGATGTCTTTCTTTCTCTCAAGAAGGATTTTCCAAATGTGAAGTTTGTTGCTTATATGGCAACCCATGGTTATTTTAGGAAGTATTGATTATGCCAACATACGAATTTATCAATAAGAAAACAAAAAAACTTGAAGAGCATACAATGTCAGTCTCTTTGTATGATGAATTCAAAGAGAAGAATCCTCATCTTGAGCGATACATTGGAGATGCTCCACTGTTCAGTTACAGCGGTACTGGAGATCTCTCAGGAAAGAAAACTGACAACACCTGGAAAGAGGTGATGCACAAGATCGCAGAACAGAATCCAAGAAGTCAACTTGCCGATAAAGTTCTTCGCAAAGACATAAAGCGTGTAAAGACGGATGCTGTTCTCAAGAAACACAAGGTGTGGCAACAATAAGGACAACACGTGTCAAAAAAGAAAAACTCAAATACTGTTATTGAATTTAGTGAAGGGGTTGTTGAGAAGAAACCTCAACGGATTAAAGCAACCGAACTCAAGCAGTTTGAACCACTGACTGAGAATCAAGCGAAATTTTTTGAAGCATATAAACGTGGTGACTACTTTACCATGCTTTGTGGTTCAGCAGGAACTGGCAAGTCATTCATTGCTTGCTATCAAGCCATTCAAGAAGTGCTTGACAAGACATCCTCGTTTCATAAAGTTGTAATTGTACGTTCAGCCGTACAGTCTCGAGATCTTGGATTTACTCCAGGTTCAGTTGAAGAGAAGATGAGTCTATATGAACAACCGTATATGCAAATCTATCATACGTTGTTTGGTCGACGTGATTCATACGAAGCATTGAAGGAATGTGGACGCATTGAATTTATTTCTACAAGTTTCATTCGTGGAATGAGTTTCGACGATGCGATTATTATTGTCGATGAATGTCAGAACATGACTTTTGAAGAATTGTCGACTATAATGACTCGTGTGGGTTATCGTTCTAAGATTATCTTTTGCGGCGACTACAAACAGACTGACCTGTATCGCAATAACAAGGACAAGTCTGGTATGAAGAAGTTTCACGAGATTGCTAAGATGATGCCATCGTTTACTAATATTGAATTTACAACCGAGGATATCGTTCGCTCAAGTTTGGTCAAGGACTTCTTGATCGCTGTTGAGAAATACGAAAAAGAAAACTGTGTTTAATCATATTCATCATGACTTCCCAAAACTCTTGAGGGAAGATGTTCTTGGCACTCGCATGTACGTCACTCCAAATGGACATCGTTATCCATCCGTGACAACAGTGCTTTCTGACTATAACAAAGAAGGCATCATGGAGTGGCGTGCAAGAGTTGGTGAAGCCAAAGCCAACGAGATCTCTCGCAAAGCAACCACTCGTGGCACTAGCGTACACAAAGCACTTGAAATGTATCTCAAGAATGAAGATATCTCTTCCCTTGAGATGCTTCCAAACGTAAAGTCTTTGTTTGTGCGCATGAAGGAAGAGATCGACGCAAAGGTGAATAACATTCACTGCCTTGAAGATAAACTGTTCTCGCATGAACTGCAACTTGCAGGGACTGTAGACTGCATTGCTGAACATAACGGCATTCTCTCTGTGATCGACTTCAAGACCTCAATTCGTCTCAAGAAAAAGGAACAGATTGGCAACTACTTTATGCAGGCTGCTGCATATCGCCAGATGTTTCATGAGATGACTGGCTTGCTTCCAAGGCAGGTCGTAATTCTGATTGGTGTTGATACTGCCAATTTCTGTCAGACTCTTGTCGTAAAAGAGGATGAGTTGGAGTTGCACCGTCAAGAATTGTTGAAGTATATTCGTTCCTACCAAGAAAAACTTGACAACGTTGTCTCAATGTAGTAAGATAAGAATGTCTGGCATGATTTAAGGTATCAATCGTTTCGATTAGGTTAATTTATCAAGATTTACTGGAAATATATCCAAATCTTGCATATATACCTGCGTATAGGTTTTGTATAGGTTTTTGTTATACAGGAGTTTAACATGAAGACAGTCGGTCAAAAATTGAGTAGATTTGAAGTCACTGGCGTCAAGCCTGGTGCTCTTACACCAGACGGTGCATTTGAGACGATTACAAATCTTTCCTTCGAAGGTAAGTGGAAGGTCATTGTATTCTATCCAAAGGACTTCACATTCGTCTGCCCAACGGAAATCGTTGCCTATGATAAGTTGAACAAGGACTTCGCTGACCGTGATGCGATTCTTCTTATCGGTTCAACAGACAATGAATTTGTCAAGTTGGCATGGAAGAATGCTCATGAAGGTCTCAAGGCAACCACCTCATGGTTCTTCGCTGATACACAGCGCGATCTTGGTGATGATTGGGATGGTCATGGCACTAGCCTAGTTGAGCAACTTGGTGTATTCTACAAGCCAGCAGGTGCTGCTCTTCGCGCAACATTTATTGTTGATCCAGAGAATGTGATTCAGCATGTGACTGTTAACAGTCTTGCCGTTGGTCGTAACGCTGATGAAACTCTCCGCATTCTTGACGCACTTCAGACTGGTGAACTTTGCCAGTGTGGTCGTCAGATCGGTGAAGCAACACTTAACGCCGCTTAATGTCATCTGATTCCAAACCTCCATTTCGAGAAATACTTTGGCATTTTATTTGCTCAAAGTGTAAACTCTGGTGGAGTTTTGGAACGAATGATGATTGGAAACCAAAGGAATGGTATTGCCCACACTGTGGAATTAAAAATGGAGAAGTTTAAAATGAAATTTTGTCTTGAATTTATAAAGGAGTGGGGGTTATTTTTAGTTCCCTTTATATGTTTTGGGATTTTTTGGTTGATCATTACATTCACAAACATTCTTTACTAAAGGAAATCTAAAATGAAAAAGTTTATTCTCGCACTCGCTCTCGTTTCTATGCCAGTAATGGCACAGGATCGAGTTTCTAAATTCGATAAAAATAATGATGGTGTTGTTGATCTTGGAGAGATCAATCTTAACTGCAATCTCAATTCAAAACTCTTTGAGAAAGCAGATAAGAATAATGATGGTGTGTTAAATAATTCAGAAATGCGCACAGCAAAAGAATATCTCTTCAAGACTTGCCGCAAAGAAAAAGAAGATTAATTGGAGGAATTATGAGCGAAAGTCTAGCACATAGAATCCCACCTGAGATCGCACGAATTGGAAATGAGCCATGCCATTGCGGTCGTAGCCCAACTGGCAAGTGTGTTGGTTGGCACGATATGGATGAAGAGCGTCTTGCAAAAGCACGTGAAGCATATGAAATTGGCATGAAGATGATGGCAGATAGAATCGCTGCACGACAGAGGGCTACAGCAAATGTGGGTTAATGTAATTAAAGAAGGTTTACCAGAATACGCAAAGGACACAAAGTTGAACCTTGATGCGGTTCTCCTTCGCAGTTCTCTTGATCCATTGGTAGCACAAGGATGTGCGCTTGCTGCAGCCTTTGCAACAGGTAACGGCAGACTATCAACAGCAATTGACGCAGAGATCGAGGACCGAAAGGAAGCCGATGCTGCGTTGACTGCTGCTACAATCATGGCGCAAAATAATGTTTGGTATCCATACGTTGAGATGGTAGATGATCCTGCACTCAGAGGATTGCCAGCAGGATTGCGCATGAATGGTATTATAAATCATGGCGGCACCTCACGACATAACTTTGAAGCATATTCTCTCGCTGCTTCAATCGTTGGCAAATGTCATTTCTGCGTCAAAGCACACTATGAAACTCTTAAGAAAGAGGGAATGACTGTTGAGAATCTTCGTGATATTGGTAGGATTGCTGCAGTGATGACCGCAGTAGCCAAAGTTCTAAATGGCTAAATATTGTCATGACTGAAGATCAATACGAAGATAAAAAAGCAGAATTGAGAGATATTTTAATTGACGCACAAGTGCGCAATTTAGAAGAAGGTGCTCCACAATCTGAAGTCGATATAGCGCAAGCAGCCTATAACTATCATGTAGCAAATAGAGATATTCTTATCACAGAATAATGGTAGTAAACTGACGACTAAAGGTGTTCTGGACGTGGGTTCGACTCCCACCTTCTCCACCACTGCGGGGAAGAAATGGCTTCGACAGGGCAAGTAATAAACCGAAGGCTACCAGTGAGGCGACTGACTTAATCAGCGCAAAAAATGTAACTGCAAATGATAGCAATTACGATCTGCCTCTCGCTGCTTAATTGTAGCAAAGAGTAACAGAGTTTGACTCACTTGGTAACAGAACGAGTCTGGGGTGGTGGTGCGAACCACCACCCTTTTCTTTCCACTGCAATAATGGAGACTTAACATGAATGCAGTAGATATGCTTTGTAATGTAGAAAAATATTTTGATCGCAATCATAACTTCTTTATGCTCTGGGGTAGTTTATTTGCTGCCTTATTTTTTGGATTGTTTATTCCTTTCCAGATGTACGCTCGTACAATGGATAAAGTAGAGCAACAACAAGAAGCAAATTCTATTCTTATTGCTCAATTGCATGACATGAGCCATCGCATGGAGTTTCTTGAATTATCATACGAAAAGAAACAGAAGGTCATGCGAGATATCGAGTGTCTTGCCAAAAATATTTACTTCGAAGCAGGTGGCGAACCACGAGCAGGTAAAATTGCCGTCGCTGAAGTCACGATGAATCGTGTCAAGAGCAAACAATTTCCAAGATCTGTCTGTGGTGTTGTCTATCAGAAAGTTCGAAGCACCTGTCAATTCTCTTGGGTTTGTGAAAGTAAAAAATCAATTCGCAATCAAGCAGCATGGCGCGAGTCGCTCAAGATTGCTGAAAATATATTGATTTCTAAGAGGCAATATGGTATTATTGGGAATGCAATGTACTTCCATGCTGACTATGTTGATCCAGCATGGGCAGAGGAAAAGAAGTTAATTGTGCAAATTGGTCGCCATATATTTTATCGTTGAGGTTTTATGAGAATTATTGAAGATGTGAAGTTAGATTATAAAGATGTTCTAATTACACCCAAACGATCTTCACTCTCTTCAAGAAGTGAAGTGAAACTTGAAAGATTGTTTACATTTAGAAGTTACAATTCTTGGTTCGGTATTCCAATCATTGCAGCAAACATGGATGGTGTTGGAACTCTGCAAATGGACGAGGCACTGAATAAACATCATTGCATGGTTGCACTCACGAAACACTATTCTGATACAAAATTAATTGAACATCTACAAAAGAAACTCGATAGTACTGTGTATTCAATGGGCATCAGTAACGAAGATTTACAGAAGTTTGATAACGTATACAGCGTTATTGGCAATAGATTAATGCGTGTCTGTATTGACGTTGCAAACGGATACACGCAATCGTTTGTGAATTTTATTCATAAATTTCGCGATCGTTATCCAAACGTAATTCTGATGGCAGGTAATGTTGTTACACCAGAGATGACAGAGGAATTGATTCTTGCTGGTGTTGACATTGTGAAGGTTGGTATTGGTCCTGGCTCAGTTTGCACTACTCGCAAAATGACAGGCATCGGCTACCCGCAGTTGAGTGCAGTAATTGAATGCGCTGACGCTGCTCATGGTCTCAAGGGTCATATCATAGCGGATGGAGGGTGTTCCGTTCCTGGAGACGTTGTGAAAGCATTTGCTGCGGGTGCCGATTTTGTGATGCTTGGTGGAATGTTTGCTGGTCATAAAGAAGGTGGTGCTTCTGCGATGAGCAGCAATCAATTCTATGGCATGAGTTCTGAGACTGCAATGGATCTACACAATGGTGGAGTTGCAAATTATCGTGCCAGTGAAGGAAAGACAGTAGAGATTCCATATCGTGGAGAAGTGAGTAGAACATTACAAGATATATTGGGTGGTCTACGTTCAGCATGTACTTACGTTGGAGCAAGTGAATTGAAAGAGTTGAGCAAGCGAGCGACCTTTGTTCGTGTCACTCAGCAGTTGAACAATTCCTTGAATGCGTATGAAGTATAATATGGCAAGCCGCGAAGAAAAAAATAAGTTCTCAATCATGATCATGGAAATGGCACTTCGTGAACGCATTGATCATATGGATGCTGTTACAAGTTATTGTGAAAGAAACAATCTTGAGATTGAAGTTGCAGCAAGTTTGATTAATGAGTCGCTAAAAGGTATCATTGAGAGCGAGGCAATGGATCTAAGATTTTTGCCACGAGGGAGTAAGTTGCCTATATGAGTTGGCAGTTGTTAATCTGGAATATCTTCGTCTGGTCATTCACAGGCGTGATGATTTATGTCTCTGGTTCATCTCTTTGGTGGTTGATATTACCTGCATTCTTTACAGGCACTCAGACTTCGACTGAACTTGTAAGAGCAGTCAACGAAGCAGAAAAGAACAACAAAGATGATGGTGTAGAGATTGACGAAGAAACTCAAGCAAAAATGCGCGCTCTTCTTGAGAAAGCAAAGCGAGGACAACTTTGAACGGTTACGATTTGTATTGCACTTATCAAGCCATCAAATTACATTTCACTTCAGAGAATTACAACTTCTTTCATTATGATGGCAAAACTAAAGTATCTGTTGAGGCGTTTCAAAAACGCCGTGATAAGTTTTTATTTCATCGCCTTGCGCGGAAGTATCGCGACGAAGAAATGGTTCCATTTCTGGTTTCTAATTTTGTATACAGTGATGGTAATTGGACCAAAAGTTTGCTTGAAGAAGAGGCTGAAGAAACTTATCGCAACTGGAAACGAACCACGGATTCGATGAGTAAGGTCTACCAAGAAGATCTACAAAAGATTGCGACAAAAGAAACGTTCAATGATTTATTTAAAGTTGAAGATGGACAATTTCCAAAGTTGTTAGTTGCATTCCTCCAAAAAGATGTTACGATTGAGACGATGGTAATCCTCAATAACATCTTCGACTTTATTCGAATTTGGGACAAGAAGATTTCAGATGATATCATCTATCCCAAAGTATCAAGAAAGATTCGTAAGTATGGATCATTTCTTGCAGTGAATGTTGACAAGTACAAAACTCTGACAAAAGAAACTTTACTTGGCGACGATTGTGCTATATAATGATATAGTGATGAAGAAAGTGGACAAGTCGATATACAATTTATACAACGCAATACGAGGTAATACAAATGAGTCTATCAAGTCTTAAGAAGGGTTCATCCCTTGACAAATTGAAGAAGGCAGTTGAAGCATCTTCAGCAGGTAATGGTGGTGGCAAGAACGTTGATGATCGTTTTTGGCAACCAGAAGTTGATGCCGCTGGCAATGGATACGCAGTTATTCGTTTCCTTGACACACCAGCAGTCGACGGTGAAGATGGTCTTCCTTGGGTTCAAATCTGGTCTCACGGATTTCAAGGTCCAGGTGGTTGGTACATTGAGAATTCTCTCACAACTCTTGGCAAAACTGACCCTGTTTCTGAATACAACACAGTTCTTTGGAATTCTGGCATCGAAGCCAACAAGGAAATTGCTCGTAAGCAGAAGCGCAAGTTGACCTACATCGCAAACGTTCTTGTGATCTCTGACGCAAAGCGTCCTCAAAACGAAGGT